ATCAAGAAGAAAGAAAAAGAGCAGAAGCATCTAGACGAAGGAGTGAGATTGCAGATCAGTCTGATGAACAGGTAAGGGCTAATGAAAGGGCAGCTGAAAGAAGAGAGCAAGCTGAAAGAGCTGCTAGTGAAAAAGCAAAGAGAGAAAAAGAATTACAAGAAGCTCAACGAAGAATACAAATGGAAAATGTAGGAGGCGGAGCTAACGAGCCTATAGAAGGTACTTTAGGATTTATACCATGAGTTTAACAGGAAAAACAGGAAAATATCAGAATGAGATCGATGATCTTAAAGGTCTAGGCTTGGGTAGATATGAAAGAATATTTAAAGTATTTTCAGAAGTAAAAGAAGGTAAGGAATTTTATTTTTATAATCTTTTGAACAAGGTTGAATTTCCTTCTAATATTGATTCTAGCTTATTAGATACGTATATAGTACAGAGTAGAGAACCTCTTACTACTACATCGTTTAACATATATGGTAATATTCATAG